CTTGATTTAGTTTTTCCTCTTCGATACACTTCGTCCATGCTGTAACAGGAGAAGTGTCTTGATCACGATTTGAAACCAAGAAAATGATTTCAACATCAGTGGGTATGTTTGACATGTTCAACAGGTCCAAACGATAGTTAGCAGAGGCGACGTGAATTTTATCACCGTCGACCACTCCTGGCATCACACCGGGATACAGTGTGCTGGTTGGTACGGCAACAAATGGGTTTAATTCATATGGACTCACGGACCAATGCAACCCATCGCGTCGATCAATAGTAACACCGGTGCCATTCAATTGATAACGCGTACAAGATCCTTGTACGTCGACAACAAGTTGTCGTCCTGGTACGTTTTGTTCAACGACAGCTTGTCGTTGTTCGGCATACCGAAACGTACCCATACTTTTAATCTCTCTGTTCCCCAATCGTTTCAATGGGAACCAATGGGTCGTCATATCGTTGTGTCCACTCAAAATCTTTCGTACGACCTTCTTCTTTTTCGTGCGAGTACCAATCATCACAGGGTTCTTCTTGTTCTTCAACTTTCGACCACGTTTAAAACTGGTTTTTCCTCCTCGTCTGGGTTTCTTACCAGGAAACCGGCTGCTGACAAAATTGCCAACACTAGACATATTGCTACTTTGAAGTAATGCTGTTGCAGCCTGCAAGATACGTTTATAAGGCACTTTAGCCATTGCGATATTTTTGGTAAAGTTTTTTTAATTTATTTCGATTATTTCTAATCTTCGTTCCAAAGCTTGATAAGTGACATAATCTAAATCAGGATACCAGTCCTTGGGGTGAAGATTTGAAGTAATCCAAATCTTTTCAGCTACCAAACAGGTGGAAGCGCCCTTGATCTCCACAAGAACTGGGTACCGATCGAACCATCTAAGTAGATGGGCGATATCGATACCTCCTCGAAATTCATCGAACACAACATGTTTCTGATCTCGATATCCATCCCAGAACTTGGACCTAGGATCTTTAGGGTAAGCCGTCCAGCTTGCTTCATCCCAAGCTCGTCTTGATTTACCAGTTCCAGTAGGTCCATAATAGACAACGACTTTACGTTCAAAAGCAATTGGTGCAGAGTAATCAGCACGGATTGTCCTGAGTGTCCGATAATGTTGTATACGAACGGAGGGTTCGATGGCCAGCAAGTCACCTTCGACTGCTCTGTCCCAAACAACCTGCCAGTCGGTCTTGCTGTTTCTTCGATGCGGTTTCTCTCCCAATTCGAATCTCGTACCATCGATATAGGTGTCATCCTTCCAGACATAGGCGTCGGCGGCAACTGATCGTGAGAGTTCACAATGGGCTGTTGGGACGAAGACGGACTTGCACAACCGCAGACGGACAGTTTCTTTGAACACCACCAACAGTTGCCAGTGTCTGTATCCACTCGCGCCTTCTTCACCTTGCCCTCGCATATAGCTGACCTCATCTGGGAGGGACTCGGGGTGCCAGTCAGCCATTGGTATTGTGAGCATCCAATATCTTCCTGAGCTTGCCATTCCATTAACGTATTAATGATCTGGCTCTTTTTATACACCCGTGGCGTTTGGGGGGGACAAGCCCCCCGTCAATCACGAGTGTAATTTGGCGTCAGTAGGTAACATTGGCGCACTGACCTTCGGAATTGCTTGGGTGCCTACTGACGCTAGTCTCGGCTTCGAGACGTCCCTGCGGGGCCAATATAATGATACGCAGGCTGTTTTGATTGGTCATGAGGGGCCCATCGGCCAGCCTTCGGCTTGAGGCCCGATTCCCTCTATGACTAATTACTTAATACGGTCTTAATTCCTTAATGCGGTCTTAATTCCTTAATGCGGAGATTAAATTACGAGGACCCTAGATCCCGAGTTCCCGAGCATGAGCCCAGCCCGGGAACTTTGTTTATAAGAACGAGATCCCCCCGAGGTTTTTAATCAAATGTTCAAAGTCTCAAACACTCCTTGTCCAACCAAAGTCAAGTATATTGCCGAACCTATTCGACCTCAACTTTGGGACAAGGCAAGACAAAACTTGACTGGCAAGTTTCTCCAAGTATTCTTTGAAAAGAAGTACAATTTAAAGCATGAATAATATATTAAGCTTCTTCAACTGTGTCAACATTATCTTGATCATCAATAATTCTCAATGTATACACTGCTGGTGGTACAGGTTCCATCAAACCTTCAAAAACACGTTGTGTCTTCAAACGTTGAACTGGTAGAGCTTTGAAAATGTATTCAAGCTCTTGCTTCCATCCAAGTTTGACAGGTCCGTTCAAAACTTCTCTGGACGGTTGGGTAGAGGCAGCTTCACTGATAATACCAACCAAACCGCCGTTGGCTATGACCATTGGCATAACTGATACTCCTTTCAAATACGTGACATCAGAATCATATGTATCCAAAACCTTTTTAGTAAAGGATTTGTGCCAATGAATGCGAGACTTGATCGAATGTTGATTACCAGGTTGCAAAACTACCTTGTATTGCCCTATCATTCTCCAGTACTTTTTAAAACTAGCATATTGAAATGGATGGTTACCAACATTGTCAATTTCCCTAAATCCAAAACCACCAGCGGCAGTGCTGTCTACTGATGGTGCAACAGGCGTTACTTGATTTAGTTTTTCCTCTTCGATACACTTCGTCCATGCTGTAACAGGAGAAGTGTCTTGATCACGATTTGAAACCAAGAAAATGATTTCAACATCAGTGGGTATGTTTGACATGTTCAA